ATGGCCTCAATTACCAAGACACCCAAAGGATACAGGGCTTTTGTTGCCCGTAAAGGGATTCGCAAATCCAAAGTTCTGCCCACGAAAAAGGAGGCTCGCGATTGGGCGGCGCGGGCAGAGTACGAGATCCTGAACGGCGACAAGATCGCAGCCAAGATGAAGCTGTCCGAGCTGTTCGACAAGTACGCCAGAGAAGTAAGCCCCAAAAAGAGGGGCGCCAGGTGGGAGACACTAAGGCTGGAGAATTTTTGCCGGGACAGCCTGTCAAACGTTTCTCTCGACGCGCTTTCGCCCAACGATTTCGCTTCCTGGAGAGATCAGCGGTTGCGTGAAGTTGCGCCTGCGACAGTGGCGCGAGAAATGCAATTGATGTCATCTGTCCTCAATGTGGCTCGCAAGGAATGGGGATACATTGGGGTGAACCCCCTAAGCGACGTCGCCAAGCCTAAGAAGCCTCCGCCACGGGATCGCCTGCCGACAGAGGATGAAATTGAAAGGCTGCGGCACTGTGCTGGGGAGGATCTATCAAAGGCCACGACCCGAGCGTTCCATGCTTTCCTCTTCGCTCTGGCAACGGCTATGCGGGCCGGTGAAATAGCGGGTTTGGAATGGAATAGGGTCGATCTGGAGCGTCGTGTCGCAAAGCTCACTCACACCAAGAACGGACGCCCGCGAGAGGTTCCACTGTCGTCAGAGGCAGTGCGATTGTTACGAATGTTGCCCGAGCTTGATCCAGTTTTCGGGCTGTCCAGCAGACAATTGGATGTGCTGTTTAGGAAGTCTCGAGACAAGGCACAAATCGAGGACTTACATTTCCACGATTCCCGACATGCTGCGATCACTGCGCTGGCAAAAAAGTTGGATGTTCTGGCGTTGGCTCGAATGGTGGGCCACTCTGATCTGCGGATGCTGCAGATCTACTACAACGAAAGTGCCGAGGATCTGGCAAAGCGATTAGACTAGAGTATGGGCCTATGAACAGGGTGAGAATCAAAAGCAGCTATCGCCGGGATACGGCGACTTTCTATCGTTCTATTCCAGGCATAGTCGGTCGTTGCCAGCCTTAAAACATACCATTCTGATCGGCACTTGGGACGAAGACCAGACGTCCGCTTCGCAAGCGTGGCTCGCAACGCGACCAATGAGGGTGGATTCGCATCGATATCATGGGCGAATAAGCGTGCCTGTTTGCAAATTCGCAGAGGTAGAGCGGAAACCATTGGCTACTTTTCAATTTCTGAGAGGTAGTTGTGCTTGAGCAGGTAAGCGTAGTCTTCCGCAGAAATCGAACCTCGCACAAGACTGTGCGCGTGGTTTATTGCAATATGATCCTTAATCGGATCGAGAAGACCTTTCGTGGTTGCGTCTCGTAGGAGCACCACCCATGTGCCGCTAGGTAAGCCCGGAAAATTTTGGAGGATGTTTCCGTGACAAAGGCATGAATAGAATAAATCAAGAAACACTAACCACTTTGACGTCAAGCGATCTTTGCCCTTTGAAATATTACCGAAAAGAATTGCACAAGCATCCTTTTCACTCTGGGAGGGGGTGCCATTACTAAGTAGGTTTTGGAAAACGGCCAAAGTTGATTTTTCAAAGATGCTCACCAAGTTCGCTGGAATTGGATCGGCTAGCACCCGGCTAACTCGGCTCAATCGGAATATCGCATCTTCATGCTCTGCGTGGACTCCAGCCCAAGCCATGATATGAGCGGCAATGTCCAGACGTAAATCTGAGCGCGACGATAGCGCTTTTGAAACGAATACAGCTGATTCGAGCCTCCAGTTCTCGAGAAACCATGCCTCACAGTGCGACTGGATTTCTTCGTAAGGAAGTTCGGCATCCAGCCAGGCTTTGTAGACGAAGTCTGCCTCCCGCGATTGACCGTGCTCTTCCACCCAGAGGTGAAGTTTTTCACGAACTGTCTCCACTTCGCCCTTGGCGCCCAGCCAGGCTTTGTAGACGTACGACGCCTCCAGCGATCGACCGTGCTCTTCCATCCAGAGGAGTAACTTTTCGCGGACTATCTCCGCTTCGCCATCGGCGTCCAACCAAGCGTTATAGACGCGCGATGCGTCCAGCGATCGACCGTGCTCTTCCAACCAGAGGAGTAACTTTTCACGGACTGCCTTCACTTCTCCCGTGGCGTCCAACCAGGCTTTGTAGACGTACGACGCCTCCAGCAATTGACAGTGCTCTTCCACCCACAGCAGTAATTTTTCGCGGACTGCCTCAATTCCCCCTTTGGCGATTAGCCAAGCTTTGTAGACGTGCGACGCTGTCTGGGATTGACCATGCACTTCCATCCAGAGGATCAACCCTTCACGGACTGTTTCCACTCCCCCATTGGCCTCTAGCCAAGCCCTGTATACGTGCGACGCTGTCGGTGATTGACCGTGCTCTTCCACCCAGAGGTGAAGTTTTTCTCGAACTGTCTCCACTTCGCCCTTGGCGTCCAGCCAGGCTTTGTAGACGTACGACGCCTCCAGCAATTGACCGTGCTCTGCCACCCACAGGAACAGTTTTTCACGAACAGCCTCTAAATCGCCCGTGGCGTCCAGCCAAGCCTTGTAGACGAACTGTGCATCAGGTGATTGACCATGCTCTTGCAGCCACAGGAGTAATTCTTCGCGAATTGCATCCTCTTCGCCTGCAGCGTCCAGCCAGGCATTGTAGACGAAGTCTGCCACCGGCGATTGACCATGTTCTTCCACCCAGAGGAGCAGTTTTTCGCGAACAGCGTCCACTTCGCCCGTGGCGTCTAGCCAGGCTTTGTAGACATACTGTGCGTCATGCGATTGACCATGCCTTTCCAACCAGAGAAACATTTTTTCCCGGATTGTCTCCACTTCCCCCTTGGCGTCCAGCCAAGCTTTGTAGACGTGCGATGCTTTTAATGCATTGTCGTTCTGTGCAATCCAGGGCACCAAATGCGGTAGAACGTCATCTGTCGGTGTTCCCAATGTCAACAGAGATACGATCAAGTAATGAGTGTGGAGAGCCACCGGAGCTGCTTGAATTCGCTCAATGACATCGTCGTGAAATCGCTGGGGATCAAATGTATAGGCACAGCGCAAGACCATGTTGCTGTGGTGTCGAAGGGCAACTGCGCTTCCAAGAGGAGCGCTCAATGCCGAAACAGCCAAACTTCGGTCAATTTCGAATTGACCTTTCGTAGCCGCCCATTCAGCTGCAAGCGCAAGGGCGACATGGGTCTCTGGCGCTTCAGCTATTCGAATTCTCAGGACATTGGAGGATGCCAGTAAAGCTATTAATTCTGCGTGATTTAGTAAGCGGCTTTTTGTAAAACTAGGCAAAGCAGCAAGTGTTTTGCCACTATCATAGGCCATCAAGGCTTCAATCAAAGACTTGCCTGAAAGCCTCTCGAACACAGGATGATCACCCAGTCGATCCAAAGCAGCCAAGCAACGGTCAAGCCGATCTTCTTTCAAAGCCGCAACTACGATGTCGTTGAGCCGATCTTGTTCAGTTCCAGGCATCGCGGACAAGTGGCGAGAGAGAATCGCGTCTGTAAGAATGTCATGTGCTGCTGAATATGTTTCTCCCTCAGATTCAATCCATCTGTCGGCTTTCAGAATGTCGAAAACATCGCGCTTCAAATCTGTACTAGCACGAAATAGGGCGGCCTCAGCTATCGACATCGGCATTTGCACAGCCAACTCAGCCAGTAGACTTTGAACAGGTTGCCCTGGAAATCGATCTTCTATCGCCTTTAGTCGATTGGAAGACCAACCAGTGAAATCCTTCACTGAAGCCAAATTTCCGAATTGCAAGTCAAACTGCGTGCGATCCTTTTTGTATAGGAACCCTGCAAATGCTGCCATCACCGGCAGTCCTTTGCAGCTCTTTGCCACATGTTCGGCGTGTGGAATACAGAAATGACCGACGATCTTATCTACGAGCCAGTCAGTATATCCATCACGTTCCTTTTCCGGAAGAAGGCCCGTAGTTTCCGCTTGGAGGTCGCTTAGAAGATCCGTTACTTTTTGAAGGGAACTTGATCGGGTCGATGCTATGATCGCAACTTGATGCCCACCATCAGATACAAGTCTTGTTGCAGCTTCTGCCAGCCGATCAAGCCCCTCAAAGGCCTCCGCATAGTCGATGAAGAGAAGCAGTTTTGCAGCAGTGGCATGGCTTTGGCAAATTGAATCCAGTTCGACAACGCTTGCCTTTCGATCAAGGCGGATAGGCCACCACCCTAAATCTCGCGCTTTTTCGCACAGTTCAATCGAAAGGCGCGTCTTGCCAACCCCGCCTGGCCCAAATATCACTTGTGCCTTAGCATCGTTTCCTTGTGACAAGAATTTTAGGATAGTGTCAAATTCCGAGGCAGATCTCAGCTTTGTTTCCATCAGATGGGAATCACGAGAGAAATAGGGTAGATTTCGATTTGCCAAAAATTGTTTGAAACCCGTTTCGGCGCCGAAACTTGCAGAAATCTCACCATAGCCATGCGGGAAACCACCAAACCAGCGGTAGAAAAGAGGCGCAAACATCGCGCTCTTTCCTGCGATGTCGTCCCAGTATCTTAAGTCCACTTCAACACTTTTGAGGTGGCTCAACTCGTCATGTTTATTGGATATATTGCTAAAAAAACCCGAAATTTCTGCGCGCAATTTGTTTCGCGCGTCTGCACTTGGACAGATTGAAGATGAGATAAACGTGTACGTCTTCAGGTCACCCTCAGATTTAAGCCAAGGCCTATACTTCTTGCGGCGGTTCTCATCCCCGCGAGCCAATCTAAGCAAGTTGTTGTCAAGATGGCGTTTCACCTCGCCCCAGCGCTCTTCAGCAGTCGACTTAGTTTCGGCTCCTATGAACTTACACTCAACAATGTGCTCTAACTTTTGGCCAGCATCGGTTAGGTCGATCGCGCCGTCGGCACCACGAGCAAGTCCCCGGACCAGCCTTTTCTCAGGTTCCTCCAAGCGAAGAAACTCATCAACAAATTGTTCGAACGCGGCACCGTCATCCTCCCTGCTGACTATGCGATCATCGAAGCGCTTTCCAATGAAATCAGGCATCTTTAGAGACTTTCGAATTTGATTTTATTGAGTTTAAATCATTGGTGTTTTGTGAACAATAACGAGAAAAATTTTGGGGGTAAGCAGAAATCCGTGTTGCTATTGAGGGGGCAGTTACGTGGTCCCGAACTTGGTAGGCCTCCGAAGCTACCTAACCGTTTACTCTGTCCTGCGTTGCTGCCAAATGGCTGCACTCGAAATCAAAGGCTACAACTAACAGCCGGTTTGGTGAAGCCGCATTGCGGAATCAAAGCAACAGTTGGATGGATGCTCGAGGGCACACTCTGAACTTTGCAAAGCCGATTGTCTGAGAATTGCTGTCACGAGTCACCACTCAATGGTGGGGTGCGGGCCATAGGATGGAAGGGTTGTTTCCCGGGTGATGGACTCGTGTCACGGTATTGCCTGCTAAATTCGACGGAAGGAATTTGCACCGGACGGCAAACTGTTTCACTGGGACGAGCAGTCTTGGAGGCCGGTCCCGTGGCTAGGCGATGTCTGGGTTTTTGACCAATTTGCCATTGGTTTCGAGCTGCCCATTCCTGATCCACCGACGAACTGTTGCGACTGAACGGTCAACGCGGCTCGCATAGTCCCGGACGGTAATCCAGCGAGGAGGCGGTGTAATCGACGCCTTGGTCAGAAGCCGCTCTACCTGATCCAGCTTCTTCATTACGGCTTCCACGTCAGCCTTGGTTGCGATTTGGTCTGGGGTCATGCGGCGGTCCTCGTAGCGTGGTTGGCCCATTGAGCGGCCGCGGCATCCATCATCCCGGGGAACGATCGGCTGCGCAGTCGGGCGCGCTCTGGTCCTGGGGGCATGCGGTGGACGCGGTTCCAGCGTTTCCATTCGTCTGAGCCGCGCGCAGGCTCTGGCAGGCGGTTCGTCTCCATCAGCTCGGGCAGGCCGCGCAGATACCAGCCGGTTTCCTTGTAAGCTGGTTCTCCGAACCAGAAGGGCTGCACCAATTGGGGCTTGGGAAGATCCGCCGGCATGCGGTCCTTGGCAAGGTCATTCATCACCGGGTTCTCGATGGCGACACGCTCGATTGGAGCGTTCCAGCAGGTGGTGAAAATGTCGACGCCCAATTCGAACTCGGCCCGCAGGATCTCGACCGTCTTGCCCTTGGGGAGGCGCTTGGGCGGCGTCCACTTGCCGGGGCCGCTCATCCACTGCCGCCCGGATCTGCAAAGACGGGTGCAGGGCGGGTGCATCACCGCAAGCAAATCCCAGCCTTCGTGCAGGATACCGTCCCGAACATCACAGATGATATGGCGGTTCGATCCGTCCTCGGCTGGCGCCAGGTCACAGGATGTCGTGTCAAACCCGTGGGCCTCAAAAGCGCGGCGAGCGATGCCAGACGTTTCGCAGGCGACAAGAGCGCGAAGCGAACGGCTCATGGGTGGTAATCCCTTGGCTTTGGGATGACGCCGCGCCAGGCGTCGTATTCGGTGCGCAGGACTGCCAGCTTTTCGCGGGCGGTCTCGTTGGTTTCGAACTCGCGGCGGCTGTCGATGCCGCAGAACTTGCGCAGGTATTCAGCGGTGGCGCTGTGGCCGAATGTTCCCCTGGGAAACCCGCATTCCAACGCTGCGAAATCCTGGAAATGCCTCGTGTTGCAGAGGATGCCTGCCTGCGACTGAGCAGGCAGGTCGCTGAATGGGGTGCGGACGCTCATGAGACCGCCTCGGCCGCAATTTGGTCCGTTGCCAGGATGGCGGGGAAGTCATCAGCCCATTCGCGCAGATCGCGCAGCGCTAGCAGGACTGTCAGGGTCAAGGCGATGACCGCGAAGAGCAGCGCCCACAGTGTGATGGCTGTCAGCCTGGGCCAGACCCTTTGGTTTTCGGGCAAGCCGGGGCAGTCAGGGCGCACAGTGCCGCCGGGGCAGGCGCAGCGGGGCCATTCGGGGCAATCAAAGGCCTTGGGCGCGCGCGGTTTGCTTTCGTGAGTGGTGGGCTTTGTCGCGCGCGCCCCGTGCAGGGGATGCCTGTGGTCCCCTCGTGTCATTCGGAAAAAGAGGCCGGAGACGGCACGCAGCGCGCCCCCGGCCAGTTTGGCGGTCCGATTGGAACCACTCAGGGAGGTATGGGTGTAGGGGCTTTGCATCACGGCAGCACCCGATGGCCGATTGCGGCCTCGGACAGGATCAGCGGGTCGGGGCGGGTCTTGCCGAGCTCGACTGCGCGGGCATGAATGCGCGCGCGAATGGCGCCCAAGGGGCTGACCTTGGGGGTTTCGATCAAATGTTGTGGGGTGCCGATGCGGGCCTTGCGGTCATCGGAGATTGGATGGCCCTGTTCCTCTTTCGCGGCTTCCCAGGCGTCGGTGTTGAGCGCGGGGTGAAAGTGGGTCTTGGGGTTGCCGACGATCTCGGCGGCGGATTTGAAAACGTCTGAGTGCTGCAAGGATGCCTCCATCGGTTGGATGGAGGCAAAGTGCGCATAATGCGTACGCTAGTCAAGCGCAAATTGCATACGATTCTTATTCAATCATTTGGCGGGCTAGGTTGATACGCCGAATAAGCTCGTCAATTCCATCTTTGTCGACGGTTGCCGCGAGCTGGATTGTGTCGCCGACAATTGCGAGCTTGATGGTGCCCTTGGCATCCTCGGGCGAATTCTGTGGCTTCTCAGGCTCGTCCAGTAAGACGGATACGTCTATTCTGGGGGTCCGGCTTTCTCCAAATCCAGGCATGCTCTCTCCCTGAGCAGTGTCGCTCCCAACGCCTAAGGCGAGGACTCTGCTGGATTCTATGCCGCATTCGTTAAGAATTGGTTCTAATTTTAAGATTAGGTCGTAAGGCAGGAAGTCCTTTTTATACCTGTTCTCATAGTGGGTGTAAGTTGATGGACTTGGCATCTCCAGTGCCTCGGCCATCTTTCGAATGCTGATCCCGGCTTCCTCGCGGAGGGCTTTCAGCTTTGTTCCTGCGGTCTGCTTTTCCATGTTTTCAATATGCGCACGTTATAACATGCGCGTCCGTACGCAAAATGCAATTGACGTTTGATTGCAAAATGCGCACAAACGCTGCATGACCTATGTTGAAAAGATCGTTGGTCGCTTCGGCGGAGTGCGTCCCATGGCGGAGAAGATCGGCTATCCGGTATCCACCGTGATGAGTTGGAAATCGCGGGGTAGTATTCCAGACGAACACAAGCCCAAAGTGTTGCATTTCGCACGCGAGAATGACCTTGAGCTGACGGAAGTAGACTTCTTCCCAAATGATCAGCTGTCCTGTGTCCGTGCCGGGGATGCCGCCTGATGTCTTTGTCATCGCTTCCTCGTGTGTTGTCTTCTGGGGTCAAGTTTCTCCTGAACGGGCGCGAAAAGTCTTTCATCGTGAACCGGGTCGAGGCGCGCGATCTGGCGCGGTCGCGGTTTGGCGATGCGCTGCGCGAGGCGTTTCCGGGCGCCAGTGACACCGAAACGGCGCGACAGGCGTCCAAGGTTCTGGGGCGGTCGGAGCGGCAAGTCCTGAATTGGTTGTCTGGTGAAAGCAGCCCCGTGATCGAGGACGTCTATACCGTCTGCGCGATCCTGGGCGTGTTCCGCACTATGGAAATTCTGACGCGCGATCAAACCCGTAACGACATTCTGAACAGGATCGGGCAGGGATGAGCGTGATGGCAACCGAGTTCAATTCGCTGCTGCACAGCGACCTGACGGCCGCCGGGGCCGAGGCCGTGACGGGCCATTTCGTCTGGATCGCGACGGTCAGCCTGGCGCATTTCGGGATCGGCATGCTGTTGAGCGCCGTGGTCCTGTTCCGCGACCTGTCGGTTGGCTGGCTGTGGGCCGGGATGGCGGCGATCGTTCTGAAAGAAGTTGCAGGCGATCTGACAAACGCCGGGTTTTCCGCCTTCGTGATCCTAGACAGCCTGTGGGATCTGTTCTGCTACTTGGCCGGGTTCTTTGTCCAGTGGGGACTGGTACTGAGTGTCGTGGAGGGCAGGAAGTGATGTGCCTACCACTTGCAAGCCTTTCTGAGCGGTTCGATCGCTTCGTCGAGGCCAGAAATCACAAACTTCGCCGTTTGCGGGTTGCTTCCAAAAGGGGTGAACCGGGTGAGGAACGTATCTGCCGTCAGCATTTGCTTGATTACCGGAATGGAAGATCTGCCGTTCCAAAGACCGAGGGAGCGGTTGTTCGTGCTTTCGTCAAAGTTGCGGCTGTTGGTTTTGTTGTCATCGATCCGATATTCAACTCTTCCGTACCCACCGTGACCAGAAGCCAAGTGGCAGGACGTCGCAATAATAAGGCTAGTTGTGTTCTCTCGGCAACGCAGAATGAGTGTCGCCTCTCTTGGGCTACCGTAGCCGCACGTCAATGGCTTTTCCGAGTCAACTCTCAGGTATACATCTGTGGTGTCTTCGAATTCGGATTTTTCCGTCCGGATTTTCCAGTTGCTGTTTTCGATAGTATCGGTTTCAACGGTAGGTGTTCTTCCGCTTGCTTTGTCATAGCAAGCAAGACGGTCAAGATCGTTGTCGATCGCTTTGCAATCCTGAGCTTGGGCTGTAAAAGCCGCGAAGGACGCAATAGCTGCACCGGCCAACATGCAAATCCGGTTCATCGAGATTCCTCACAAACTAATCAATCAACGGTTGATTACTGCCATACACAGAAATTGAAGTCTAGTGTTGCAGGATGTCTGCCAAACGCCGGGTTTTCGGCCTTCGTGATCCTCGACAGCCTGTGGGATCTGTTCTGCTACCTCGCCGGGTTCTTCGTCCAGTGGGGGCTGTTGCTGAGCGTCGGGGGCGATGATCGATGAAGGATGTCGACACGTTTCCGCTCGCACACTTCGAACTGGCCTTTCGGTCTAGCGACTGCGATGGGCTCTGGTTCGGATTGAGTTTTCCGCAGGCCGCGCGGCCAAAGGATCGCGGGCCGCTGTGTTCCGGGCCGGTGCCCAGCGACTTGCCAGAACAGCTCAGAGCCATGGCTGATCACGTTGAAGCGCTGCAGGCGAGGTTGGCATTGTCGTCGTCGGATTGCTCTGGTGCAACCGAGGTGCGTGGATGAGCCATCACGCGACGAGTTGGGCCATTCGGCAGCGGGGTTTGAAGCCTGCGACGAAGCTCGTCCTTTGGCAGCTTTGTGACCGGTACCATCCGGATCATGGCTGCTTTCCGTCTCAGGAAACCCTGGCAGATGATTGCGAGATGTCGCGGGCGTCGGTGAACCGGCATCTTGATGAGCTTGAACGCCTGGGTCTGATCCGCCGAATTCAGAGGTCCGAGAAGAAGACAAATCGCCAGAAATCCACCCTCTACATCCTCGGTTTTCAGCCTGAAATCCGGGTCGAGAATGCGGGTGAAGCTGAGGGCGAAGAAACGCAAAAGCTGTGTCGCAAAATGAGACACGGAGCCGTGTCTCAAAAATCGCAAAAGCCGTGTCTCAAAAAACGCGAAAGCCGTGTCTCAAATTGCGACACTAACCTTGTAAAGGAACCAGTAATAGAACGCGCGCGCGAACCGAAACCGTTTTTCACCGACGATGAACGGTTCGAAGCACGGCAGATTTCGGAACATTTGAGATTGGGGAAATCGGTTCGGTTCGAAGCGGTCGGGCGGCGGGTGTTGGAATGTTTGATTGCTGAGAATGGGCTGAGTGAGACGCAGACGGCGAAGTGCCAGGAATTGCTGAGGAAGGAGCAGGGGATATGAACGGGCAGCAGGTAAGCACGGAAACCAGCCGCGACCGGGTGCGGCGCATGGTGATCACGCCGTTGGCGGACAGCGGGTTCCGGTTCAAACGCGGGACGCCGGATGAACAGCAGCGCAAGGTTCTGGACCGGATGGCCGATGCGTTGGGCTACATGTCCGACCGGGGGTTGTCGGCCTTGCAGGCGACCCTGGCGACCAAGGGCGAGGGGTCGGCCAAGTGTTTTTGGCCCTGCATGGCCACAGTCATCGGATGCGCCGAAGCCTTTGAACCGCGTCCGCTGGAAGAGTTGCCGGCCGTGGCGCGCTGGTTCGGTTCTCAGGCCGGGATCGAGGCAGCTCGGGCTGGGCGGCTGGTGGCCGAGTACGAGTTCTGGCGTAGGAAGAAACGCCCGCCCATGAACGTCCAAGAGCGCAAGGTGGTGTCGGATCGGGCGGCGACCTGGTCGGCGCGGGCGGATCGCGTTCGGGATCGCATCGACCGCGGTTTCGCACCGTTCGGCGACGATGGCGAGTGGCTGCGCTGGTACGACGCCACAAAGGCGCGCGCTGCGGCGTTGGTTGGCAAAGCGGGGCGGGTGGAATGAAGCACTGGCAGACGATTGTTGTGGACCGGGCTGGTGTCGCTCGCGCCAAGGATCTGCGGGCGCTGCACGAACCGGAACGGATCGCGGATGTGCGGTCAATTGGGTTTGTGCCTGATGACGTCGGCGATGAGGTGGTAGAGGCTCCAGCTCGTGGACCGGTCCGGATGTTTGAGGGGCGGGCGATGGTCCGCACTGAAACAGGTGGCTTCGCCAGCGTGAAGACCGGCTACGCCGGGCGCAAGACGTTGCAGAGGGCCGATAGCTTTGATGTGATGGCAGCAAAGGCTGCGCGCCATGGTCGGCCGTCGCCTTTCACGCCGTCGCAGATTGCCATGGGGCGGTTCTATCGGGACTTGGTTGAAAAGCATGCGAGCGCCGGTGTGAAGTGTTCTTCGCTGGAAAGCCTGTCACAGCGCAGCGCAGGCAGCGGTAGCGATTACATGGATGCAGTGCTGCGGGATCGCGAACGCATCGGTGGGCTGCGCATGCGCATCGGCAGCGGCTCGGCCATGGTGGTTCGACGCAACCGCCCATCGGCGCGGGGGTCGCGCGTGACCATCACGGATCGGCGGTTGGTTGACATCGTTTGCCTTGAAGACGGCACCATCACGGACGTGCTGCGCGCGCATGGGTGGGCGATCAAAGGCGAGCTGGTGAAGTCGCTTGTTCAGGCTCTGGCAAAGGCGCTGGACCGGATGATGGGGCCAGTGCAGCGCGGCGGTACTTCGGTCGCGCAATTTGGTACGAGGGGTGTGCCGCGTTGGGACTGACGTTTAGCCAGCTTCGCGTTTGAAGTCCGCGACGATTTCTTCCAGTGCATCCATGGCGGCGCGCGCAAGAGATCTTGGCGATCCGTACATGATTGTCCGCCCGCGAATAGTCGATGGGAATGGCACTGTCGTCTTCTTTTCTGGATTTGCAATGGGGCCCAGCTTAACCTCGGCAGGGTGTTCGCGAAGTGCAGCTGGACGTTCGCCTTTGAGGTTGCTGACTTTCCCACCAGATTGATCAAATGAAATCTCATCGCCGACAATTGGTTTTCCGTTCTGCGTCAGGTTTCTAACTGTGACGTCCGTCATGTGTCCACCGGTCAGTACTAGCGCGCCGTCACCAAAAACGACTTTGGGGTCATGGTAGCTTCCAAATGACACCAGCCCGTGCTGGCTGATGTTTCTGGCTTCGCGCAGGTAACGCAGTCCTTCGTCGTCCTTGGTCGATTGATTTTTGAGGCGATATGCCCAAGATTTTGTAGATGTCTCGCACAATCCTGCAGAGATCAGGCGATCAATCGTTTTTCCATAGTTGTCGACATATGCTTCCCAAGCGACACGCAGTGCTTCACCAGACTCAGCGCTCATGGTCTCTTCACATGCTTTGTTTGTGTAGAACAGGCAGCGGCGTATTTCGTCAATGTGCTGGCTCAATGATTTATTCCCGAGGTTTGCAGCCGAAAGATAGGTTTGAATGAAGCGTCGTTTTTCGGAAGCTTTGACAACAGGTTGCTCATCTGTCTAGGGAAATTGCAACTCTATACTTTCTGATGAGGGGAATGAAGGGCGCCTGGCGGCGAGTTTTTGTTGGATAGTGTAACTTTCAAAAAAAAGAAGTTTAAGTATTCATCAACCTACGATGACGTTCGTAAGTTGTTGTTTTTGAAAGTTGCATACCTCTAATGAGGCCTGTTTTTTGAAGTCTGGCTGGACTCTCTTTACGTGTATAAGGATGATCGGAGGACTTGACACAAGCAGTTTGCTGTGGACTCGTATAGAAAAACTGGCTGGAAGACTTAACTTCTTTTCGCATCCATTAGTAATTTGTCAAAGACTGTTGGAACTATGAGATTTTGTACAATTTTTGCTTCACTTTTTCTTGTATTGCCTACTTTTAGTGCGGCCAATGTAACAGTTGATGCTGTCTGTCAAATTGTAGGATGCGAAGGGGACCAAACGCATCAAAGTGCAGTACAATCAGCTCTGACACCATCCTACTACGTCGTAAACAGAGGTCATGTTGGTGTTTGCGATCGATTGAAAAAGGCGAACCGCCTCTACAGTTGCACTGATGAGCAAGAGACTAAACTCGGGTGCTTGATGGGCACTATGAATAGAGCAAAGCGGAAGAAATTTTGTTCAACCAACAGCGCACCTGGTGGTGATGTTGTGGTGGTTGGGCCAAATACATCTGCGGGCGCTGGTAAGACCGAACCATCTATCGAAGAGACAACGAACGCAACACCATTGTCGGGTGCTGGATACGTTCGAGTAAGGTATGCGTTCGTCAATTCCAACACGGGTCGCAGGATTGATCGATTCCGAGCGCCTGAATGGGAATCTCTTTCCAAACGCGGTCTGGGAAATTGGTTGCGATACCTCCTTGCGGAACATGAACGAGATGCAGCCTTGTTTCTACGGATCTATGAGGAAAACAAAGCCGTCATCGACCATCCGGTCTTTTTCTGGTCTAGGAATGATGAGTTCAAGACAACAGCGCAGGATTTCAAGATAGACTACAATGGGTACCTTGGTGGGTATCAGAAGGCCAATGAAACCGTTACTTTTGGGATAGTGGTGAAAGCAACAAGCGCGACGCAAACTCGCACAGAAGAAGTTGCAAATCTGATAAGTACCCTCAATGCCATCAGGGCGGGCCAACTGAGCAAGTTCAAATTGAATGACAAAACTGCCTCTGAGGACGATGGGGTCAAGGTCGAGGACGTTAACAGCGTTGTAGACTATGAAGCTTTCCGAAAGCACTACGAAGACATCGACGCAAGGTTGGGGAGCTTCAAGAGCGAATATGATCTCGATAAAAGATGGACCCTGTCGCGCAGCAATTCTTTCCACTACAGTGAAGTCTTGTTCAACTTTGACGAGATGCAATCTCAAACAGGGCTGCCCCCGCTTGCTATCAAAATTGAACTTGAGTACGTGGAATCCCTTTTGAAAGACGAAAGTGTGGGTAATGTACCGAACACTAAGATTTATGTTGGCGGTACATCGGTAAACTCGATGAACCAGTTCATCCGCACGGATCCAAAGACGGAGAATGAGTGGAACAACCTGGGCGCGTCTCCAGAGAACCTTAGCAGAGCGTGCAAAGAGGCCAATACAGTTCTAAAGGCCCAACTTCAACCGGTCGATCAATTCATCGCGATCTCCAGCTTATTGCATGAGCGTGCTACCGAAGTCAAAAGGATCGGCTGGACCAAAGAGATTGAAGCCAGTTGTTTTGCGCCTGCTGACTTGCTCTCAGTGAAGAATGATTTCTCTGACGTATATGCAAAGTACAGCTTTCCTCTTACGATAGCGAAGCCTTCAGATCTGCCCTTGTACACGGCCAAAGATAGAACCCTGGGTAACAAAAAGTACAAAAACTCCAAGGCGAAGAAGGAGGACGTTGTAGAGTACGTAAACTCCCTCCTGAAGCAATCAGCTCAGGGACAACTCAACATCCAGAACGAGCTATTGGCTAATGCGTTGATAACCGCAGTAGATGAACATCTGTTCGCCGGGCAGGCGGGCAGTTTCGAGATTTGTGATCGAAATAGCGCAATTCGTAAGCGCAGTTTCTTTGATGGAGTATGTGAGAAGTATACATCCAGTGAGTTTTTGAGGCTATTGCAACGTGAACCGGTTGCGTTGGGAAATGACAAGAAAGGGGAGCTGGTTGGGACTGGTTGCTATTTCCATTTCAGGCCTCAGGTTATTGGGGCACAGGCAAGCGGCTTCAGTGACGGTAAAGGTAACGTCGCAACGCCGAATAGAATAGTTTCGCTGGCATACTTGAAAGGCGAACTAACCCAAATTGACTGGGTGTTCCAAAACTACAAGGGCGATCCGGTACTTGCGAAAGCTACGTTTACACCTGCGGGTCCGGATGAAGAGATGTTCTTCAAAAACAATAAGGGCGCTGGATGTGGAGACAACTTTGAGCGCATTATCTATGCGCGAAACAATGGTTCTGATCAAGTTGTGGCTGACGCTGGTTCACAGTAAGTCCAAGCGGGTAATCGGTTAAAATCCATTGTTCCCAATATTCTTCGTGTTTTTTATCAGTGAATTAGTCCAGCCTCTGGAAGAAGAGCATTGACGGTTAGTCCATCGGAAGACTATGAATTATGCATCATCTACAAAAGCGCCCGCGGGAAACCGGCGGGCGCTTTTGCGTTGGGTCTTTTGATAGCTGCGGTTGGTGCGAGGTTTATGGTGCCGAAAAAGCCATGTGTTCATCTTGGCTGTAGTCGTCTGGTTGATGTTGGCGATACTTACTGTGCGGATCACGCTGTTCAGGAGAAGCGCGAGCGGGATCGGTCATCCCAACAACGGCGGCGGACCGATCGACCAAGTCGGAAATGGTATTCCAAGGCGGCTTGGCGCGGAAAGAACGGGCGCAGGACACTGCAGCTTGAGAAAGAGCCGATCTGTCGTCTGTGCCCTGATCATTCGAAGCAGTTGGCGACTGTGGCTGACCACGTAACACCGCATCGAGATGACTATGCGTTGTTCTGGTTTGGCGAACTGCAGTCGCTCTGCAAGTCCTGTCACGACATCAAGAAACAGCGCGAGGAACGTCGCTCCCAAGGAGGGGGGGATGGAAAAGTCCACGGGCCTCGAAACTGAAACCGGCGGGGGTAATCAGATTTTTCCGCGTGTAATTTTATAGGGGGGGGTATGCCTGATCTGAACAGTCTCGAGCAGTTGATTGCCCTCTTGGGTGGTTGGCCTGAACACTTTGGCGCTGAAGAGGAAAAACACGCGTTGGCGATGTTGACCGCAACAAAGCGCGAGAAAGTGATCGATGAGCCGGTTTTCCGACTGGTCTGTCTATGGGGGCTGCATATGGCGGCGCATGATCGCCTGTCGCGCAAAATTGACGAGGCCGACTTCACCGCGACCAAGGACAAATACCTGTCCGGCGACGAACAGCGCCGGGCGTTTCACGAAAACAAGATCATGGGTCTGCAGCGTGAGCTGCTGGCGACACCCTATGCGCGTTCCAAGAATGGCAATGGGGCGCAAACCAGCTTCCTGGACGATTTGTTGGGAGGTGCCGACACCCAGCCGAAAGGCAACGTCACGCCGTTTCAGACCTTCCAGCGTAGAGGTCGCGGCGGTCAATGAGCGCGGCGGCAGCAGTGCAGGTCGAGACACCGATTGTGGATCGCGCGCTCGATTGGGTCGAGGACGTTCTGTCGAACAAACAGCCAAGCTGCAAACGGGTAAAGCAGGCTTGCAAGCGGTTCCGGGCCGATCTGAAACGCGCATGCACAGACCAGTTTCCTCATGTCTTCGACTTGGAGGCGGCGGAACACATGTGCGCCTTCATGGAGGCGCTGCCGCACATCGAAGGCGCTTGGGCGGCGCGCGGTGAAACCATCACTCTGCTGGGGTGGCAGGCGTTTCTGATCAGCCAGATCGGCGGTTGGCGTCACATGGTCACCGGCGTTCGCCGGTTCCGTACCGCCTATGTCGAGGTGCCACGAAAGAACGGCAAATCAACCTTGCTGGCTGGCGTTGGCCTCTATTTCCTGACGGTGGATGGTGAGCCGGGCGCCAAGGTTTATTCCGCAGCCGCTTCGACCCATCAGGCGCGGATTGTCTTTGATGCGGCGCGCGTCATGGCCCTGTCGGGTCAGGTTGGTGGCATGGCCTTGGACGAGGTTCTCGGGCTGCAAGTCGAAGAACACAAGATCAAGACCGGAGATCCTGCGGCGCTGTTCCAGGCGGTCGCCAGCCAGACAAAGTCGAAGGATGGCAAGAACCCGCATTGCGCCATTGTCGATGAATTGCATGAGCACGAAAAACGCGACGTGTGGGATTCAATGGCCAGCGCCCTGGGGGCCCGCGAACAGCCGCTGCTGATTGCGATCACCACGGCAGGCTATAACACGGCGGGGATCTGCTATGAGCAGCGTAAGTATCTGCAGCGAATTCTGGATGGCACGTTCGAGGATGACAGCTATTTCGGACTGATCTTCGAAGCCGATGAAGGTGATGACCCGAGCGATCCGATCGCCTGGGAAAAAGCCAACCCGTCCCTGCATGCGGCCAAATCGCTGCAATACATGCAGGACGAATGGAAGAAAGCAGCGGCCAGCCCGGCGGCGATGGGTGAGTTCCTACGCAAGCATTTGGACATCTGGACCAGCGTGGGTGCGTCCGCCATCGACATGGAAGGATGGCGCGCTGGTGAAGACACGTCGCTCAGGATCGAAGATTTTGCCGGGCGGCGCTGTTACATCGGCGTTGACCTGGCGACCCGCCATGACCCGTCAAGCGTGGTGGTGGTTTTTCCAGACGAAAGTGACCCGGCAAAGGGGCCGATGACCGCCTTCAGTTGGCATTGTCTGCCGCAGAAAGTGGTGGACGCGGCTGGCAATGACCACCTTTGGGGGTGGGCCAGCAAGGGCTTGATCACGACAACGCCCGGCGCGGAACTGGATCTGCGGTTGGTCGAAGCGCTGGTGATGCAGCTCTGTGGTCATGGTGCGGACCATGATCCGCGCAACGAATGGGGCTGGGGCGATCTGCCCGCATTCGACGTGGAAATGGTGGTCTATGACGCGCAGTTTGCACAACAGATGGCGGCGACCTGGGATGCGGCCGGAATTTTGGCGGTGGAACTGCGCAAGCGCGCGGCAAACACAAATGAGCCGTTCAATAAGCTGATTGCTGCGGTGGATGATCACAGGTTTCTGCACGATGGCAATCAGGTGCTGACCTGGATGGCGGGCAACACGCTGCTCAAGCAGGTGCCAGGCGGCGACTACATATTTCCGGCCAAGCTGGCACCAGAAGACAAGATCGACGGCATTGATGCTGCGATCAACGCGATTTGGCCGCTGTGTCAGGCAGAGGAAGACGATGACAGCAAAGAGCGTCGCAGCAGCTTCTTTGCATCGCTAGGAGCAACTTGATGGGAATTTTGCACAAGGCGCTGGCTGCATTTGGTCTGCAGGTGAAATCGTCTGACTCGGTAAAATGGACGGACAGGCGCGGCCATTCGGACGTGTCGGTCGAGCGCGTCACGCCACGATCCAGCATGGGGCTTTCAGCAGTCTGGGCCTGCTCGAACCTGATCAGTGGTACCTTGTCGTCGCTGCCGTTTGAAATTGTACAGCGGGATGACGCGGGATTTCCGAAAGTGGCGGGCGCGCATCCGCTTCACAAGGTGATCTATGAGAGCCCGAACTTCGATCAGACAGCACTGGATTTCTGGGATTTCATGAACCTTTCGCTTGAGTTGCGGGGCAACTGCTATGCGGATGTGTCGCGGGACAGTCGCGGCGTGATCAAAGCGCTTTATCCGATTCAACCGGATGCAGTCTCTGTGCGGCGTCTGAATAATGGCCGGATCGAGTATCGCTGGACCAGCGAGGGAAAAGCGTTCACCCGGTTGGATCGCGACGTGTTTCATGTGCGCGGTCCGGGTGGCAATGCACTTGGGGGAATGTCCACACTGCAATTTGGCAGCCGAACGTTTACGGCAGCGCTGGCCGCAGAGCAGGCCGCGGCCAGCACCTTTGAAAATGGGATGCGTCCTGGTGGGGTGCTCACCTTCACCGACTGGCTGAGTGAAACTGAGCGTGCAGTCGTTGATGGCATTGCGGAGAAGTACATTGGTGCCGCGAACAGCGGTAAGCCCTTCATTGCTGAGGGCGGCATGGAATTCTCGCCGATCAGTGTTTCGCCCGAAGATGCACAGATGCTGGAAACCCGGCAGTTTTCAGTCGAAGAGATTTGCCGGTTCTTTCAGGTGCCACCGGCCTTGATTGGTCATGCCGGTTCATCAACTGCCTGGCCAACCAGCGTTGACCAGCAAGTTCTGATGTTCACCAAGTTCTATCTGCGGAGGCGCGTGAAGCGGATTGAACAGGCCGTGCGCAAGCAGCTTCTCACGCCACAGGATCGGGCAGCGGGGTTCTCGGCGCGTATCAACATGGACGGGCTGTTGCGCGGAGATCCCGCCAGCAGGGCGGCGTACTATCAGATCATGAGCCAGATCGGTGGCCTGACCATCAATGAGGTTCGGGCTTTGGAGAACCAGCCTCCGGTCGAGGGCGGCGATGTGGTGCGCATGCAGATGCAGAATATTCCGATCAATGAAACAGGAGAAGCGTGATGACGTTGGAGACCAAGGAAATGGCTGTCGATCTGAAAAGCGTTTCAGAGAACGGTGCAATCGAAGGCTATGCCAGCCTGTTCGGGGAAGTGGATGGCGGCGGTGATATGGTCGCCAGCGGGGCGTACAAGGCGAGCCTTGCGAAATTGGCCTCTGACGAGCGGAAAGTGAAAATGCTGTGGCAGCATGATCCGGGAAAGCCAATTGGTGTTTGGGAAGAGGTTCGCGAGGACGACAAGGGCCTGTGGGTTAAGGGGCGCATTCTGAGCGAAGTCACCAAGGGGCGCGAAGCGATTGCCCTGATCAAGGCGGGATCGGTGGATGGTCTTTCGATTGGGTACCGGACGATAAAGGCCCACAAAGAAGACAATGGCGTCCGGGTGTTGACCGAGCTGGACCTGTGGGAGGTTTCGCTGGTGACGTTCCCGATGCTGACGAGCGCGCGTGTGTCGGCCAAGACGGACGTGCCGGAAGAGGTGTTGAACAAGCTCAAGGCCGGGGATCGGCTGACTGAGCGGGAGTTCGGTAAACTGGTCAAGGGAGTTGGCCTTTCGAACTCACAGGCGGAGCGTGCCGCGCGTGTCCACTTGAAAGGGCAGGGGGATCCTGCCGATGCGGAGACTGAGGCGGTGGCGTTCTTCACTGCTCTCAACGGGTGAAAAACCCTCCAATCTGAACAGAAATCAGGAGAGATCCCATGTCGGGTGAAACGAAATCGGCTGCCGAGCTGGCAGCGGAAACCAAAGCTGCGTTCGACAAGCAGTTCGACAAGCTGAAAGAGATCGCAGAGGATGCGGTTGGCAAGGCTGAGGCTGGCGAGAAACTGAGCCAGACGGCGAAGGATGACGCGGACGAGGCGTTGACCGGAATGAATGATGTCAAAGCCAAGCTGGAAGAGCTGGAGCAGAAGCTGGATCGCGGCGGCGATGATGGCGCGGATCAGCAAAAGTCGGTTGGTGCGCAGTTTGTCGAATGCGACGAATTCAAAACCTTTCAGGACAATCCGCGCAAGGGCGACAGTGCCTCCCTGGAAGTCAAGGCGGACCTGACCACCACAACCGGAGGCGCGGGTGGACTTGGCGCTGCTGTGCATTCAACACATCTGCCAGGCATTCAGCCGCTGCCACAGCGCCGGATGACGATCCGTGGCCTTCTGATGCCTGGTCAGACCGATAGTTCGCTGATCGACTATGACCGCGAGACCGGGTTTGCGAACAACGCCGACATGGTGGCCGAGGGCGGTTTGAAACCGCAATCCGACTTCTCCATCGAAGAAGTGCAGACCCGCACCAAAGTAATCGCGCATTGGATGCGTACCTCGAAACAGACCCTGTCCGATGTGGCTCAGATCCGGTCCATCATCGACAATCGCCTGCTCTATGGATTGGCATTCAAAGAAGAGCTGCAGTTGCTCTTTGGCGACGGGACCGGCGAAAACCTGAACGGTATTGTTCCGCAGGCCACTGCCTATGCGGCTCCGGCTGGTTTCCCGGCAGGCACATCCATTGATCAGATCCGCTATATGGCGCTTCAAGCGGTTCTGGCCGAGTATCCCGCTACGGGCATTGTTCTGCACCCAACCGATTGGGCGTTTATTGAAACCCTGAAAGACAGCGAAGGCCGCTACATCATCGGCAATCCGCAGGGAAGTCTTGCACCTACGCTTTGGGGCCTGCCTGTTGTGGCCACGCCTGCAATGATCGTGGACAAGGTGCTGGTAGGTGCGTTCGACATGGGGGCTCAGATTTTCGACCAGTGGGCTTCCCGCATCGAGACCGGTTTCCAGAATGATGACTTCACCCGGAACAAGGTGACCATCCTCGCGGAAGAGCGATTGGCGCTGGCTGTTTATCGTCCTGAGACCTTCATCTACGGCGATTTTGACCGCGTGGCCTGATCCGCCGCCGGGGCAAACAAACGAGGGGCGTTCGCGCCCCTTTTTCTTTGAGAAAGGACAATCCGATGGAATACAAAGTCATGCGCCCGCATCAGGGTGACAAGTGGTATGACGTGGGTGATCCCCGCGACGCCAAGCCGAACAGCGTTGCGCATCTGGTCGCGAGCGGCACTCTGGTCGATCCGTCCGCTGATGATGGCGCGGCTCAGTCCGAGGGCGAGAAGTCCGAACCCACGGTCGAGAACAAATCCGACACGCCTGCGTCCAACAAGGCGCAGAAGCCTGAAAACGCCAAGACGACTTAAGTGGGGCTGAGCGATGTGGTTGGAACGGCAGAGCGGCGCGACTTTGGATCTGGTGAGTCTCGATGAGGCCCGCGATCATCTTCGGATCATCGGTGGGGATCATGACGCCGACATTCAGCAAGCCATCGCCGCGGCCTCTGCGTTCCTCGATGTGGACGAAGACGGGTTTGGCGGATTGGGCTTTCCAATGGTGGCACAACACTGGTCTGTGAAGGCCAGCGGGTTCACTCCGAAGCTTCTGCGACTGCCGTTCCCGCGTATCTCTTCCGTCGATGAGATGCGCTACCTGCCCATGGTCGGCGGGGTCCAGGTTGTTCCGTCCGAACACTACGTGGTGAGGCGCGCGGGACGGCTTTCTCAAGTGGCGCTGTTACCTTCATTTGAGTGTCCGCCGTTGGCTGATCGACCCGATGCCGTCGAGGTTCGGTTCACAGCAGGGTGGGCCGATGTCGCCTCGGTTCCCACGGACATCAAGCAAGCGGCAAAGCTCTTGATGGCGCATTTCTTTGAGAACCGTCAGGCGGAAATTGAGGGCGCAATAACTTCGGAACTTCAGCTGGGTGTCGACCGGTTGACTGCCCGATACCGTAGATTTGCCGTTTAGTTTGGCGTTTTGGGGGCTGATTTTATGAACATCGGAAACCTCGACCGCAAGATATCCCTGCGAACTCGGCAGGCAGGCAAGAATGCTTTGGGCGAACCGCTCAAGGGTTTTGATGACGGCCCCAAGGTTTGGGCGGCTTACTCGCCTGTCAGCGACAGTGAACGGATGCGGGGCGGGCATGTCGAAGGCGTCAGCGCTGCGCGGTTTGTGGTGCGATACAGCGCGAGCATGGCCGGGGTCACGGGCGATGACCGGCTGATGTTCGACGGTCGCGAATGGCAGATCACAGGGGTGAAGGCCCTTGGGCGCCGTCGCTGGATCGAGATTTCCGCCTGGACGAAGTGAGGGCCAATGTCAGTCAAGATGAAGATCGAGGGCGCGGGCGACATCGAACGCGCGCTGGCCGGTATGAAGCGGGGCACCGCCAAGGGGGTGATGCGCCGGGCGATGAAGAAATCCCTGCGGCCCGTGGCACATGATGCAGCGGCGTCCCCCTTTGAGATCGCGATCACCAGCAAGCTGACGCCACGCCAGAAGGCGCAGGCGCGTGGGGATCAGGGACGCAGCAAAGTCGCGCTCTATGTCGGGCCGGTGGACGATGAGCGGCGCGGGGCACCGCATGCCCATCTGATCGAGTTTGGCACCGGGCCCCGTCATCACAAGTCGGGCAAGTTCACGGGCGCGGTTATGGCTGACCCTTTCATGCGGCCCGCCTGGGACAAGAATCGGGCGCGCATGTTGAAGATCCTGCGCGCAGAGGTCTGGTCAGAGATCGAAAAGACCCTGGCGCGGGCGGCGCGCCGGGCAACGAAGGCGGCGAGCTGATGGAGGAGACGCTTTTCCAGGTTCTGTCGCCGCTGGGTCATCCGGTGGTGTGGGGGGCGTTTGACCAGCAACAGCCGTATCCCCAGATCTCGTTGCAGCAGATCAGCGGGCCGGGAAAGCACACGCTGACCGGGCGTGGTGGGATCGAGACCGCGCGGGTGCAGATCAACGTGGATGCCGAGACTTATCTGGAAGCGCGCAACACGGCCGCTCAGATCGTGCAGGCCCTGGAGGCCATTCGAAACACTGGCGGCATTGTCCGCTGTTATGAACTTAACCGGCGGGCGGCGCATTCGGCGGCTGACGGTGACGTAATCCGGCGGTTCTCGCTGGACTTCAAGGTGCGGTACCGCGCCTGACCACTGGCCGGGGGACCGGCTTTCTTAACATCATGAAAGGAACAAGGTATGGCAGAAAATGTCATTCCCGGCGATCTCGTTACGGTCAAATGGTCCGCAACCGAAGGTGGCCCGTACACGACAATCAAAGGGTGCAAGACAGTCGGCATTCCTGAGATCTCGCAGGAATACCGCGACCGCACATCGCTGGACAGCCCCGATCGTTTCAAAGAATACGGCCTGGGTTTGAAAGACACCGGCGAACTGACCCTGAGCTGCTACTATTCGCAGGCGCTCTATGAAGAAGCGGCAGGGTTCAACGCGAGCGGGAAACCCGTTTTCTTCGAGGTGCAATTGCCACCGGAAACCGGCTCGGGCACGGGCGACAAGTTCGAATACAAGGCCTTTGTCACCCCGTCGCTGCCGACTGCGGACTATGACGGCGATATCATGACAGATATCAAGCTGCGTCCGACCGGTGAGATCACCTGGACGAAGGGAGCCGTCTGATGATCGGCTCTGTTCCCCTAAAGCTGGGCGGCAACAAGACCCACAAGCTGAAACTGTCAACGCGAGCCCAATACCGCCTGGAGCAGGAGTTTGATGGTCAATCCATCGACAAGGTGTTGCAGGCGTTTATGGATGGTTCCAAGGGCGTCGGCATGGTTCTTGCGATGATCAAGGCCTGTGCCAACGATGGTGCAGGGTTTCATGATCCGTCCGAAGTGGACGACGATGGGCCAAGCGCCGAAGACCAGGCCCTTGACCTGGTGGAAAGCGCTGGTGGTCCCAGTGCTGTCGTCCCGGTTCTGAGCAAGGCTGTGGCGGCGGCATTCCAGCAATCTGACACCCCCGATAAAGGGGGAGATGAGGGAAACGGAACGGCCAGTCCGAGCGACTGAGCTGGGATGAGCTGATCGCGGTGTGGGTCGAGTTTGGCCTGCACCACCGCGATTTCTGGGACATCACCATCCGCGAATACAGTCTGATCATCGGGGCCCGCCGAAAGGCCAAGGATGCCGAGGTTCAGGCTCAAAGGGTGTTGAACCAGGAGCTGGGGACTATGATCCAGTTCGCGTTTCACGATCCAAAGAACATGCCCGACTTCGCCAAGGCTGGTGAGACTGGGCCTCGGTCCAAGCCTATGAGCAATCAGGAGGCTCGGGCCAAACTTCACGCCTATTTCAGCAGCGTTGCTGCACAGGCAAATTCCTAACTTTCGAACAGGTGAACTGAGCGATGTCAGCCGTCATTGGCGCTCTGCGGGGCGTTCTCTCTCTCGACTCTGCTGCCTTTGAAACCGGCGCGAAGCGGTCCATGGCAACCATGGGCACTGTCGAACGCCGCATGGTGCGGTTTGCCGGAAAGATGGAAGGGGCCGGGCGGCGTTTGTCGCTCGGCTTCACAGCGCCCATGGCGGCGATGGCGGCGGTCGCCCTCAAATCGAGCCTCTCGGTTGTGGATTCTCAGGCCAAGATGGCCCAATCGCTCGGGACCACGGTTAAATCCATGCAGGTGCTGGATCGCGCTGCGGATCTGTCGGGCGTCTCGATTGGTGAAGTTGAGCAAGCCACGATCCAACTGACCAAGCGATTGAGCCAAGTCGAGAGCGGCGGGGCCAAAGGTGCGGCCAAGGCTCTGGAGCGCCTGCATCTGTCTGCACAGGACCTGCACAAATTGCCGCTTGATGAACGTCTGGCGGCCATCCAGACGGCAATGAGCCGTTATGTTCCCGAAGCAGAACGCGCAGCGATTGCATCTGAGCTGTTCGGGAGCCGGGCAGGTGTAGTGTTCAGCCGGATCGATGCCAGCGCGTTGCGGGTGGCGTCCGAGGATGTCGCCCGGTTCGGCGTGGCTGTTTCCGAGGTGGATGCTGACCAGATCGAACGGACCAATGATGCCGTGTCGCGCCTTGGACTGGCGGGCCGTGGCGTTGCCAATCAGATCACCGTGGCGTTGGCCCCGGCCATTGAGGGGATTTCAGATCGCATCGCCTTGGCAGGGGAGTGGTTTGCGGGGTTGAACGACAAGGCCAAGCAATCCATCGCCATCGCGGGGACTTTGACGGCGACGGTCGGCCCCTTGGCGCTCGGTCTTGGTGCCGTTCTGAAGGTCGCGGCTCCTCTGGTTGGGGTCGTCGCATCTTTGGCAACGCCGGTTGGGGCGGTTGTTGCGGGCCTGGCATTGGCGGCGACGGTTGGGACCGCATTTGCCGGATCGATGCGAGACACGACGTCCTTTGCCGAAGCGCATGCTCTGGCGATGGACAATGTGACCTATGCCATGGGGGATCAGTATCGTGCGACGGCTCGTTTGGCCGATGCCTTGCGCGAGGGGGGGCCAGTTACGCTGGCCACTATCGAGGCCAAGATGGCCGAGGCCGAGGCGCGCCAGGCGGTGACCGCAGCACTGGTGCGCGAGCGACAGGAGAAAGAGCTTGAGGCGCTTGGATATTACCAAGTGTTGGAGGCGATAGGGCAATATCAGGCCGCTCTAACGAGCATGCGCGCGCCGGGTGATGATCTCGAACAAATGCCGGTCAAGCTGCGCGCGGCCTATGAGGAAACAGAGCAGGCGTTGGTGCGGGCGTTGACCGAGCAGCGGCGGCTGTTGGACGGGGTGCGCAGTCAAACCCATCTGACCAAGGAAGAGCAGGCCAACCTCGAACAGATCGCGGCAAATATCGCGGAGTTGCAACGGCGCTGGAACACGCTCAATGGGATCACTTCTGAGAACGTGGATCTGACCGAACGCAATGTGGTGGCGGCTGGCAACCTTGCGGGCAACCTCGGCCAAGCCGCGGGGCAGGCGGCAAACCTCAAAAGCTTCCTGTCTGGTCTGCCGGGCGCATTGGCGAGCGCCGATGCCAAGATTGCGGGCTTGCGGGCGGGGATCTCGGCGCTGGCGTCGGGCGGTGGTGAGATGAGCGCCAATGTTGCCAAATACCGTGCTGAGTTGGAGGCCTCACTACCTGCGCTAGACAGTATGCATGACGGGCAGCGGAGGCAGGTGCAGGCGGGGATCGATCAGCGCGTCCAGCAGTATGAGCTGGAACAGCAACTGACGAAGGAATACCAGGACCGCACAGCGGCGCTCAATAAGCTGAACACGGCCAGCGGCGGCAGCGGCGGGGCCAAAAAGGTCGAGAGCCAGTTGACGCGAGAGATCGCTCAACGCCGCACCCTGTTGGGACTGGCTGGCAAAGAACGCCAGATGTATCAGGCGGTCTTGTCGGTGCAGCAGCGTCTCGGAACCGAGGCGGGTAAGTACTCGCAGGCACAGATCAAGGCGCTGGCCGGTCAGGTGGTGGCGCTGGATGATGCCGAGGCCGCGACGCGGCGCGTGGCTGATCAGCAGTCCCGGTGGGCCGACAACATCACGCGCACGGCCTTTGAGGGCGGTAGCCTTGGCGATACCATTAAGGGCATGCTGAAAGACGTCGCATTTCAGCTCGCCAATACCAAGTTCACCCTTCCGATCATTGCCTCGGTCACCGGCTTTCTGGGTTTGGATCGCTTGGCGTTGGGCGGCACGGCTGGGGCCGTCCTTAGCGACGGCGGCGGTGGCGGTGGCTTGCTGGGCGGGCTGTTGGGATCGCAGGCCAGTGGTCTGCTTGGCGGCGGTGGTTTCCTGGGGGGCGGTGGCCTTCTGGGTGGCATTGGCAGAGGGCTGGGCGGTGTGTTGTCTGGCGGTGGCCTGGGTGCTTCTTTCGCGAACCTTGGCGGGTTGGTTTCCGGCTCTGTTGGCGGTCTTGGGGCAATTGGTGCAGCCCTGCCTGCTGTCGGTGCGCTGCTGGCCGGGGTCTACGCTCTTTCGAAAGCCTTTTCGCGCAAATACGCGGGCACCGCTTTGCGTGGGACCCTCGGCGTCGATGGTTTCGACGGTACTCAATTCGATTTTTATAAGGGGGGTGCGTTCCGCAGCAACAAGGCCGTTTACAAGCCGGTCCCGGATGAGATCCAGACGAGCCTGGACAAGACCATGCGTGGCGTCACCACGGGTTTGAAGGCCATGGCCTTGACCCTGGGGCTCAGCTCGTCTGCGCTCGCCGAGTTCAACGATGAACAGTTCACGCTCTGGACGCACGGGAAGACACAAGCGCAGATACAGCAGGAACTGAGCGGGCACATCGACGCCGCATCCGAGAAGATGGCCGCATTGGTTCTGGGCACCGATGCCTTTTCTCGAACGGGTGAGAGCGCGCAAGAAACACTCAAGCGGCTGTCGGACAGCCTGAGTGCGGCCAATGATATGGCTGATCTTCTGGGCCATCGCGCCTTTGCGGTCTCTCTGGCTGGTGCAGATGCAGCATCGCATCTGTCCGATGCGTTCGGCGGGATCGAGGCCATGAGCGCGGCGACCTCGGCCTATTTGCAGGCGGTCTACTCCGAGAGCGAGCGCAGCGAGATCACGCTGCGACGGTTGCGGGATACCTTTGGAGATCTCGGTCTCGTCATGCCGGAAAGCCGGGCGCAGTTGCGGGCAATGGTTGAGGGCTTTGACACCACCACGGAGGCCGGGCGCAACGCCTACGCCGAAGTCATCAAGCTGTCGGGTGCTCTGGACAGTGTTCTGCCCAAAGTCGAGGCGCTGACGATTTCCGTGACGGGGCTGGTCGATCAGATCGGGGGTGCCGTCGGGGCGCAATTGGATGATGCCCGCAAAATGGTGACCGAGAGCAAATCGGCGGCGTCCTTGTGGTACCGCGTGTCGGAAACTCTGCGGGACTTTCTGCGCCAGTTGGTTGGTTCGACCCTTGGCGGCGCAGGTCGGGATCAGGCCGCTGCGGCCAATCGGGCGTCTTTGGATGCAGTCTTGCAAAAGGCGCGCAGCGGGGATGCAGAGGCTGCGCGCGATGTTCCGGGGCTGGTGAACGCCTATTTGACCAATGCACGGGCTACCTCGCGCAGCGATCTGGAATACCGCCGAATTGCGGGGCAGTTGCAGGGAGAGGTCAAGTTTCTGGCTGGCCTGGCTGAGCTGGAAGGGGCCAACCAGGACGTTCTGCAGGGGCTCTACCGGCAGCAGGTGGATGTGCTGACCGGGTTGAGCAACTTCCTGCAACTCGAAGGGCTGACGAATGAGCAGATCGGGAAGCTTGATGTGTCCATTCAGGACCTGGCCCGCGACTTCGATGGGACCATGGCGGACTTTCAGGCCTCGCTGTCGGGGCTGGAAGGAGCCATCAAGGAGGCCGAGGCGTTTTCCTATGATGCGCTCAAACAGCGATTGCAGGTCGCGGTGGATCTGCTGCCCCAAGTGGACATCCCGGACTATCTCAAAGCCCTGATCCGCAACGCCGAAACGGGGCTGACCTCGACCATTGATTTTGTCGTGCGCTCGGATCTGCCTGCGCCGGACAAATGGTTGGCGCTGAATACAGCCTCGGAACACATCAAGGCCATCAGCTTTGTGCTTGATGGCAACGACATCGCGCCGGAAACGCGGGCCCTGGCGTTGGCGACGAGTGGCGATCTGCGCCGAACCCTTCAATTTGTGGTTGGCGCTGATCTGGATGAGCAGACACGTCGCCTCGCTTTGGTCGGCAATTCCGAGCTTGTGCGCACAGTCAATGCGGCGCTGTCGTCAGGCGCAGATCCGCGCGCCGTGCGCCTCGCGTTGCAGAATGTCGGGACCTTTGACGTCGCGGTGCGGGCGGCGCTGAGCCAGTCTGTCGGATGGGATGTTCGCAAGTTGGTGCTGGGGGGCGTCCAGACGCTATCTATTTCGGTCCTGGCGGCTCTGTCCGAGGAGATTCCACCCGGCTTGCGGCGTGCCGTGCTGTCCGAGCAAGGACGGTTGGCTCTGAACATCGAAGCGATTTTGAATGCCGGGGTCTCGGAACCGGTGCGCGCGTTGCTGCTCAAAGCGAACACGGCGGCTCTGCGGGCGGTCACGATTGAAGCGGTTTATGGTGCCTCACTGAACAGCGCCGATCTGGAGCTGCTGCGGGAAACCAGCACCACGGCCAAGCGCGTCATCAACGCACAGCTCAACAGCCTGGAGTTCACCACCACAGAGGCGGCTCTTCTTCGGCAGCTCAACCTCGGGACCGGAACGGTGCAGCGGGTGATCAAGGGGCTGGTGGATACTGGATCGTTGACGTCTGATCAAAAGGCCCTGCTGGCCTCGATCAGTGGGGCCAGCTCGGGGACGATTACCCTGGGCGGGTCGTTTCGGTTTGACCCGTCTGCGGGGTTTTCGAGCTGGTTTGGCACAACGTTGCAGTCGGGCATTGCGGTCCCCATGACTGACCTGACCGGTGCTCTTGGTGCGCTGCGCAAGGCGATCACGGATCAGCCAAAGCAGGCTGCGCTGGACAGCTATGCAGCCGGGATGCTGCGCAACGACAAGGGGCAGTACATCGCGACCGAGCAACAGCTCAAAAAGCTGGCTGAGCTGGCGGGTGTCAATTCCACCGGAACGGCGAACCAGTTGGCCTATCGGGTCAAATCATTCAGTGCCAGCGACAAGCTGGATGACATCTATGTGGACCGCTCGGGCTATCAGACGCGCCAGGCGCTTTTGGGTCTGGTCGGCTCGGCCGGTCTCAAGGTCAAACCAGCGGCCTATCTGAATGCCTATGGTGACGTGCAGCGCGCAGGCGTTGGCGCGCAGCGGCACTTTGATCAGTACGGGCAGGACGAGATCGCGAGCGGGCGGCGGGTGTTCAAGCCGGGTGCGCTTGATTGGTCATCCATCGGGCTGAATGTGCCCGGCTATGCGGCGGGCGGGGCGCACCAGGGCGGCTGGCGTATCGTCGGTGAAACCGGGTGGGAGTTGGAGCACACCGGCCCCAGCCGCGTGATCAGCAACTCAGACGCTTCGGCCATGCTCGATCAGCGAAACGTGGTCAGCGTGTTGGATCTGCTTCGTCGCGATTTTGCTCAGGCAATCGCCCGTCTGGGCCAGATCAATGACCGGGTGCGGTCAAGCGACAAGACACTGCAAAAGCTGGATCTGGATGGGGTCAAGCAGAGAGACGCTGCATCATGAATATCATCGAAGCCATGGTCGTTTCCGAGGCGAGCATAACCTACAGCAACCTGCCTGCCCTGGATCATCCCGCTTATGTCGCCGGGGTTGCCTATGCCAAAGGGGATCGGATCTGCGCCGCCAAGCCCTACAAGGTCGGGGTTGTCGATCTGATTGGGCAGCATGTGTTTGAATCGTTGCAGGACAACAACCAGGGCAATGATCCGTCAGCCGATGATGGGTCGAATTGGTTGGTCATCGGGCCCACAAACCGCCTGCGCGCCTTTGACGGCACCATTGGATCCGGCACAAGCCACGCGGGTTCCGTGGAATTCAAGGTTCAGACGGATCGCACCTGCGATGCGCTTGCGTTCTTTGGGCTGCGGGGCGGGACGGTTCGGGTGCGCGTGTACACCAGCCAGGACGCGCTGATCTGGGACAAGACGTTTTCTCTGTTCGATCCGATCGAGGTCAGCAATCAGTTTGATTTCTGGTTTGCAGAACGGGAGTTCGCGCGGGTCTACCTGGTGACCGGATTGCCGCGCGGCGGGAACCGGTTTGTTCATGTCACGGTGGATGCAGGAACCGGAACAGCGGAAATCGGCGCGATGGTGTTGGGCACTCAGGCGAACCTGGGCATCACCCGGCCTGGCACCACGGTGGACTTCCGGGATTTCTCCGAACTCAACGAAGACGAATATGGAAACATCGCACCGGTGGCGCGGCAAAAGATACGCCTGGTGAACTATCGCTTCAGCTACGAGACCGAGAACACCGAGCGCATTTTGCGGCGTGTCATGAGGAACAGCGGGCGCTTGGTTGTCGCCTATCAGGCGCTCGGCACCGAGCGCTACGGGACGCTTGTTTACGGTTTGATCAATGATCTGGAACTGCCCGGTGAGGCGGTTTTCTCGGATGGGCAATTGGAAATGAGAGGGGTGGTCGAGTGAGCATCATCAATGCGTTTGGCGGCGTTTTGCCGGATGAAAATGATCCTGAATTCAACAACCGGATGCGGGATCTGCTGGAATGGTTGTTGGGATTGCCGGGGCAGTTCAACGGGCTGACGGCGAGCGAGTTCTTTCAGGTTGTCGAAAACGCCTTGGACCAGACGCCGGGCCGTCTGTTGCGTGTCGGCTCGTTCGGGCTTGGCGCGACGGACAGCATCGAGGGGCGTCTATTGGATGGGCGCGTGCCATTGGGGGCTGGGTTCTATTCTGGCGCAGGCGGCTCGTCTGACCTGGCCACCTTTCCCGATAGCTCGTCACGTTATGGTCCAATCATCAACGCCACCCGTCGCAATGGTCCGGACGTCTATACGATCCGGCGGGTGTTCTTTTCCGGCAACCGACCGATTGTCATGGGCAGCGCCGACAATGGTGCCACCTGGTCGGGGCCAAATTCGCTTTATGGGACTGACGATGTTGTCGGTTCTGTGTCGCAATCCGGGGGGACAATCACCGGTGCCGTGATCGAGCGGGGCAGCAATGCCAATGGCGAGTATGTGCGCTTTGCAGACGGCACTCAGATCTGCTGGCATGTGCTGGATCTCGTGGGGGGTGGGGATGTCACGATCTCAGCCAACTGGACTTTCCCGGCGGGCTTCACTGGTGATCCTGTTGTGCATCTGACCTCTAAAGCCCCGCCGCCATCGGGCACCCGTGAACGCAGCTACTGGACCGGCAGCGGGGCTTTATCTCGCAGCCTGAACGTTTCCATGAACGCGGTCTGGCCTGCAAACACGTCTGAATCTCATCAAGTTTGGGCCGTTGGCCGCTGGTACTAAGAAAGGACCGAGATGCACATAGCCTTTACCCCAATCCGTCACGACAAACCGCTTACGGCTGCGGTTGCGGGAGATGTCCTTACCCTCAATGGGGAGGCCTTCGATTTTGCTGCGCTGCCCGAAGGGGCAACCCTGCCGCGCGATGCCGTGTCCTGCGATTGGCTGGCCTCTGAAGTTGAACGCATCGAAGGGCAAATCCACCTGACCTTGCTTTTGCCTCATGGCCCAAACGCGCCTGACGAGACGCGCTTCCCGGCGTCAATCATCGTCACGGGCGGTATTGTCCCAATTCCCGTTCACAATGTGGTCGCGGGGAATGATCTGCCCGACGAGGAGGATGACGCATGAGCAACATCGACCTGAGCCAAATCATCACCGCTGACGCCAAACAGTCCAAGCGTCGCGACCGTCGCACAACGCTGGTTAAGGCCGAGTGCCGTCGCCGGATCTTTGCAGCCGCATCGGACACGGCCCAAACCAACATCACTGCCGCAAGCTCGGCGGATCTGTTGGATGCTCAGCAAAAGGTAGCCTGGGTGGCTGCTCTGGGGTGGGTTCAAGCCATGCGCGCGGCCTGCCTGCCGCTGATCGAAGATCCGCAGGCTGACGTCACACACGACAGCGCATGGCCAGATCTGCCCGAAGGCGTTGCCGAGCTGATCGAGCAGTTCTGAACCATGAACGGAGCAATGCAAGACAGGCCCGTGGAAGCACCTTTCTCGGAAAATGAGCGCGCGGCGTTGCACTCTTTGGCCGAGATGTTCCAAGACAAGAAGAGCCGGGATGAATTGCGTCGCCTAGTCCACGAAGGCACGACCCTGCGCGAGATCATTCTTGCCTACAAAACGAACCGCCGGGTGGTCTCGACGCTGAAGACAGTCGGTGGATTGATCATACTTTTGGGGGGTTCTGTTGCTGCCCTCAAGGGCCTCGGCCTCTGGCCAAAGTAGGCGCACCGGCTCGCTCACCAACGATCCCCAGAAAACCCGTGAAACCTAAACCCCGCCTACGGGGTCTTTTGCATTGGAGGAACCAATGACGACGCTTTCCTATGATGTGCGCTGGCTGCAGCGCGCGCTTCAAACGCTTGGCTTTGATCCTGGTCCGATCGATGGGATCAAAGGCCCTGCAACAGATCGGGCCGTGATTGCCTTCAAGTGGTCAGAGGGGCTGCGCCCGCGCGCCTATGTCGGGCCGATTGCTCTGGCCCGCTTGCGGGGTGCCGTGTCCGAAGCTGAGCCCGTAAAGTTCGGGCCAGAAACCGCCCCGGAACCGCCATGGCTGGTCGAGATCGGCAAAGTCATGGGACTGCATGAAGTCCGCGACAATGCTGAGCTGCGCGCCTGGCTGGCTTCTGACGGATCGACCTTGGGGGATCCGGCCCGGTTCCCGTGGTGTGGCGATGCCGCGATCACGGCGCTGGAGCTGGCGCTGCCGGATGAACCCCTGCCGCCCAACATCGAGCGCAATCCTTATTGGGCGCGCAACTTTGCGGACTACGGCGTCAAATGCGGGCGGGTCTATGGCGCGGTCGCGTCGTTCACGCGCGGCAAGGGCGGGCATGTCGGTTTCGCCGTTGGCTATGACCCGAAAACCCATCGCTACCGAATTCGGGGCGGCAATCAGTCGAACATGGTCCGCGATAGCTGGCTGGCAGGCAGCCGGTTGCTGGCCTTGCGCTGGCCGTCGACCTGGCCTGCAGCCCATCAACGCCCGCTGCCGGTCATGAATTCGGCGGGCCAAATTCTTTCCACCAACGAGGCCTGAGCCTCAACAATCCGAAAGGGAAAATACCATGCAACACATTCTTGATGCGGTGAATGCCGCACCTGCCTGGCTTCATGCAGTGACCGGCCTTGTGACCGCGGCAACAGCCGTCACAGCACTGACGCCCACGCGGTCTGATGACAAGGTCATCGGTGTGACGCTGCGCGTCCTGAACCTGCTGGCAGGCAATGTCGGCCGGAATCGTAACGCCGACGATGCAACGGGCAATCCGGGCCGCTTTTGACCAATCCTTCGTGGTGTGTGACCTCTCTCTTCGATTATGTCGAGCGCTTAGAGGTCACACCCCTGTGCTATTGTGGCTTGCGGTTCTAGTGGCTTCTATCCTGAGATTTCTGGAGGCACCGGCGCTGGTTTGGTGGTCTCACCTGGCGTTGGTGCAATCAGTGCACGGGTCGGTTCCGGCGAAAAGCTGCTGCAAACGAGGGGTTGAACGTTGATGAAGGTAGCGCCGAAAATCAAGAGCGGTGGAAGAACCTCTGTTATCCAGAGCATTCCAAAATCCTGAACTGCCAATCTAGGATATCGCCTTTCTTGTGCTCGGATCGCTGTCTCTCTTTCCCCTTGGATCTCATTTCGTCGCTTTGTTTCCTCGTCCAAGAGATCACTTGGCTTCTCCGAGAAACCTCGATTTTTCATCCGTGATCGGACGTGCGTTTCCAGATTTTTGTGCTGAAGAGCGGCAAGATCGTTGATTTCTTCCATGCGGGTTTCGGCTTCGCTCTTCCTTTCCCTAACGAAAGAATGCCATCGGTTAGCGCCCACTTCGGACCTGATTCTGACAACGAAGATCACAAAATAGATCCACATGAGGATACTGAACGCTCGCACCAAATCAGTATCAGTTAGATGAACGTTCAAGCCTAAAATGCTTGTCGTGGTAAATCCGGAAGAACACTGTGAAATAAGGAGTTGTGAGATCGAGCAGATTGCGAGAGCGCGCCCCGCTTTTCTATGATCGTTGTGATCGAGTAATGCAACCAAAGTACTTCCCCTGCTAATAACACTGGCGGGGGCAGCGGTGCTACCAACACCGCCACCGTGCAGCCATAGTTTCAATCAAGCTGCACCGACATGACACCAGATAATGTCGCCCGACTCTCGCGAGAGCGGTAGACTGATATTCTGGAATCAACCATGACGACAATGAAAAAAGTGCCGGCCGCTGCGCCGGTCGCCCTGTGGCTGGGTGGAAAGAAGGCATTGAGCGCCCACATCATCGAGGGGATCGAGGCCGTCGAACATAGGGCCTATATCGAACCCTTCATCGGCATGGGCGGTGTTTTCCTGCGCCGCACCTGGAAGCCGGTTCTGGAGGTGGCGAACGACTTCAACGGTGAGATCACCAACCTGTTCCGGATCCTGCAGCAGCACTATCCGCAGTTGATGGACGTCATGCGGTTTCAGATCGCGTCCAGGCGCGAGTTCGAGCGCCTCCGTGCGGTTGATCCGTCCACGCTGACAGATCTACAGCGGGCCGCGCGGTTCCTCTATCTGCAACGGCAGGCGTTCGGGGGCATGCGCGGTCACTTGGCTTTCATGTTGAGTTGCCGCGTTCTGAGCGTCTTTCGGCTTCAGTTTTGTATCGGTCGATTGTGTCTAACGCCTCTTGAGGGGACTCCATCTTTTTGGCGATTGAAACAAGCTTCCGGCGCAGTTGGCTCTTTCTAAGCGATTTTTCATAGGGGGTATCTGTATATTTCAGGACGAGCAGGGCGAGGGTGGAAACAATTGTAAATGTCACAAGAGTTATGTGTAGGTCGGTCTTGTTTAAAATCAGCTGGATGTTGAGAGTTAGGCCGATTGAAACAACGAGGATAGGTGTCCATTCGGCAAATATTTTCATCTCCAAATTGCTAAATTTTGAAGCTTGCTCCTCGTCGTGAGCAAATCTTTCTGGCAGAAGCGTCTCTTGGTATTCAAGAGTGTTTGCGTAGTTTTTAATTGAATTTTCCAGCCCTTGGATTTTTTGAAACGTGAGGGGTACATCCGCTTCTTTAAGTCCTTCGTGGGACGATAGACTCTTTGTGGAGAGTTCTTTTATAGCTTCGTGATGTACGCCTAGGTCAATCCCAGGGAACTGTGTGTTGTATTCATAGAGTTTTCTGAGAATCTTCTCCGACTCAGCAGAGGGTAAGCCCGCGCTATTCCCTGGAAACAGTCCTGCTCCCGTCTTCCCTATTTCATGGAGTATATCTCTTCCGACTTCGACGCAGTCTTTGAACTCTTTGATCAAGAGATTATAACCTTGCATCGCCGAATGCAATTTCGCCAGTAGGTCTCTGTTTTCTTCGAGGTTGATCCTGGACAGATTCCTTTTGAATGTATCGTTCTCTTCAAAAACGGGTTCGAAAATCTCTTCGATTTTGGAGGCATATTTTTTGGTGTATTCATTCAAGCTTTCAAATGACTTGTTTCGCTCGTTTCGATGAATCGGTATCCAAACGATGGTCCTTACCATGAGGTAGCAGAGAGCAAAAAAGAGCACTATGGCGAAAGCACTTGTGGGTACCTCTGTGTAACCAGATTTGGAGAAATCCAAGAACCCGATGCTCTCTAAGTCGAGGCTTGGAGTGTAGGTGAATATGATGAGAGAAATGGCGGTGAAGACTATTGAGGTTCTTCTCGTTGAGTCAAGTGAACTGTCGTCGAGTCTTGAAAGCATAGGGCATAATCTTTGTTTTGGTCGGTTAGTCGCGCTTCGACGTTCTGATGATAGCTGCTCCAAGTGTGATGCGTATTAACCATCAGCTAAGTTGCGAAGCTATCACGCAGAGGTTGTACAGACTCATGGGAAAAAGCGAAAGTTCTTCAGTGTTACTGATGACCCTTGAAGAGCCTCGGTGTAGAGAACGGTCGCAGAACATCAGAGAGTCGCATTACCGAAAGTCTTTTGACCAAGCCTCTTCAATCTGGCAGCAAGTATTCCGAAGTATAGTCGCTGGCGACAGCTTGACGCGTTGCCTTACAAGTGCCGTTGGAGCCAAATCCGATTGGTTTAAGGCCGATATTTCCCAGAGCGAGAATGTTTATGATATTCAATATCAACGAAGTTGACCAAGCTGTATCCGGCAGTGAACAGAATGACACATTCTTATTGAACGCCGTAGAGGCATCCTTCCCGCGCTCTGCGAAGGGCTTCTTCGACGGCGGAGCTGGTATAGACACCCTGGATGCAAGAAACATTTCCACAGGTCGAAGCTACACTGGTATCGACGATAATTCTTTTGTGGACCGAGAGAACGGTCTGCCAAATGTCTTTTCTATTGGTGATCTGGATTTCACCAATTTTGAAGTCATCTGGGGAAGTGCCGATCATGGAAATAGGTTTCTCCTACAACATCTGGAAAATGCCGTAACCCTTCATGGTTCGAGCGAAGTTGATCGGTTTTTCACTACGGCTGCGTTTGCTGACACAATGTATGGCTATGGCGGCGACGACGAGTTTCGTGTCCGCCCCGGCGATCGGGCCTATGGTGGCGCGGGCGATGACATTTTCGATTTGTCAGGTTCGTCAGACGTGAAGGGCGGGTATGCAGATGGTGGGGACGGGATCGATACGCTCGACTTGAGCTTTGGGTGGATTGTCGATTTGCGAGAGGAAACGGCCAGTTGGATCAGTGACTCTCCAGCGCGCACTTACGAAGTGTCGAGTATGGAAAATGTATCCGTCTATGCGTGGCGAGGTTATGAGACGCTCGTGGAGGGAACCGACACAGCAAACCTGTTTTCGGTCGATCCAAACTTCAATGATGGCAGTGTTGGGGTGGTCTTCGACGGGCGTGGGGGAAATGATGTTCTCAACGCCAGTGCGGGTAACGATACTCTCATGGGGAATGAGGGCTATGACTGGATCATTCCGGGGCGTGGCAATGACACCGTGGACGGTGGCGTGGGGCGGGACATGGTGTCTTACTCGGACGCGCCGGAAGTGGCCGGGCGGGGGACGAACTTCATGCTCGACCTCGATCTGGGCGCGGGCACGGCCGAGCTCTTTGGCGGCGAGACCGACCAGCTGATCAGCATCGAACGGGCCACCGGCTCGATCTTTGCCGACGTCATGCGCGGCAGCGATGGCAACGACGAGATGCGCGGTCTGGGCGATTACGACTGGTTCATCGCGACGGCCGGCAACGACACGCTGGACGGCGGCAACGGGCAGGACATGATCACCTTCCTCGAGGCAGCCTCCTCG